GTATTCGTCAACTTCATAATTACTTAGATTGTTTCCAAATCTCCATACAATTATCTCATCAATAAATATATTATTAGCTAAAAATACATTTAAAATGGAAGTACTATCTGCACCTCCACTATAACAAAATTTAAGGTACGAGTAATCGTCCCTTAATTGTAAGGCTCTGGTAAGCATTAAAGATTTAAATGAATGTGCAGGTTCGATAGACCAGTCATAGTCATGAAAAGCATCACTTTCATACATATTGAAAGTAATATTATGGATATCTCCGTGTGATGCTTCAATTGCTTTAAACTTATGTTTGTACCGAGTACCTGCATACTCCCAATACGAATTTAACATAATAACAGATTATAGAATAATCAAATTAATGTGTCAAGCTGTTTTATCATCTTCCCAATAGCGTTGGATATTGAGTTGTGCTTTTAAATTTTCTACTTGTATCTTTAGGTTATCACGCTCATCACAAACCTCTTTCATCTTTGCAATAGTCGCATAAGATGCTTGTGTCAGTTCTGCAATCTCACGTTTTAAGCCTTCAATATGTTCTGCTTGTTCTACCATCTGTTTTCTGTATCTTTCTGCTTCTGTTTCATTCGTCAACATTAAAACTCTATCTGACCAAGGCCAGACCCCATTTCGCCACCATGTCTAATAGTAAGATGATTGTGTTGTTCCTCTGCCTTTTCATAAGGACATTTAGGAACATTACAAGGCCAGATAGCAGGCTCTCCACCTGACGCATCCCATAAATTGATAGTGCATATCTCACACTTTCCTACTACATTTCCAAAGTCTTTTTTAGCCATTAAAACCACCCTATCTTTATACCATTGTGAATAATTATGAAGAAACAAGCAACCATATGAGTAATAACCCATACAGTGCGAATGATAGCAGCAATATCGTTTTCACGATTATCATCTGTTATTTTACTACCTATAGTTTTACACCATATATTCCAAGCTCTACGCAAAGAATCTTCCAAGTACAGCTACGATCGTCAGATAAAAACCATATCCAAACAAAGACCATAGTACTATAAAACCAACTATACTAGTGTCACAATATCCATAATCATCTTTTAACCCTAATCTTTTAAGAATCTTATTCATGCTCACCGCCATTACCACGACCAAGACCGCCAAAGTATTGAGGGCGTCTCTTAGCAGTTTCAAAAGTGCCAACAGTAACAACAATGCCTGCTATTAACAAAGCATGGGCAACTGCACTTACACCGAAGACCGTAATTGATCCAATACTCATAGAAAAGATAATACACCACATCCATGCAAGAAACTGCATGACTACGTGCCTTGTCTGTAAGTCTGGGATGTGTCTAAGTGGATTTGCATTATGATTCATAATTACATTCCAATTACTAATTATAAGTGTTCTCACTGGATATACTCCTTTTTCAAAAGTTACTTTAACAGGATAATTAGCATCAATAATATCTTTAAACTCTATAGCATCACACCTATCATAAAATGATTGTACTATTTTAGTGTTTTTGAAATATCCTGTTATTCTATACATTAGCCATCAATCTCCCCACCACAATGAGGACAAGTTGCTTTCTTTTTCATCTTTTTAAGAAGGTCTCTAAGTTTTTTTGCGTAACCAATTTCTTCTCTAAGCCATTCTTTTCTTCTATCAGATTTAGCTCTTTGAAGCTCTTCATTAAGACGCACTTTTTGATCTCTGAGTCTTTCTTCAAAGACACTCATATAACCAGTTATATACTCAGCCAAAGTTTTCTACTCCTGAATCACTTTCTTCAACATGGATCACCACTTCTTCTTCCTCTGCCTGCCACTCACGCATCCACTCAGAGATTCCATATTCATCGTCTAAGTCATTACCAATATAGTCGCGCAGTTCATCAGGGTCTTCAATGTTAGAATAGTCATAGTGTTCTTCCGCACCATCTTCCCAAGCACCTACAAAGCACATACCTGGTTCATAGTAAGTAGCATACACATTAAGACCTTGTTCACACATAGCACCATAAGCTGTAGTTGGAGGACCCCAAGCAGTGTCAAAGTTCATAACACAGTTGACATCATCAACCCAATCAATGCTGCTTACAGATACATCCCACTTAGTTCCCCAGTTATTGACTCTCCACCAATACCAATCACCTTCATTATCATACTTTGGTTCAGGTACAAAGAAACCTAAAAGAGAGAGTGAGTTACCATTCTCATCTTTAGCATCTTCATCTGCTTCCATAGCAGTAATATGGTCTTTAAACTCTTGAGCTTCTTCAGAAGTAGGAAAAACAAGAGTGGTTGAATTAGCGCACCAATTAGGCATAAGAATATCTCCTACAGTTATAATTTCATTCTGTAATAAATATAGCAAAAAATAGGGGATTTAGCAATAGGAATGTAGACGCAAGTGTGGCGTATAACTCTAAGAAACTCCGTTTCTCACACTAGCTCCCTACGGTCGCACAGTGTTGAACAATCTGGGACACCGCTGTTCGCCAGCGTTATCAATTCAAACTAGCTAATGAACATATAGTAGCACAATCTTAGAGCATCTGCAATAGTAAAAATTTAAGAGACAGATTGTGTAGGTGGAGGGAGCATCTGGTCAGCTACCCACGGTTCTTTAGTTCTAGGATGAATCTTTCGATGCTTTTCAGGATCAAAAGGTTCATGATATATAACAACCCAGGCACGGTCTGGATGATTGTGTCGTAGAATGTGAATAGCTTCTCTTGGCTTTTCAGCTGTAAAGAAAAACTTAGACTCAAGATCATCTGAACTATAGAGTATGCGACAATTATCATCAAATGGTGCACCGTTTTCAGCTGCAAGTTGTTTGGCTGCATTACGAAGTTGTGCAAAACGATGACCACCTCTCTTTTTTCTTTGAGCATCAATCAAAGTTTGTGCACCTTCAAAGGATAGCTCTAGCGTATCGTGACAGAGTTTAAACTTTGAAATATCTGTTGGAGTTCTTGGCTTAAAAGTACCGTGTGCAACAGCTGACTGCTTTAATCTATCTAACTTAGGAAGCGGATTGTTGAAAGGAGTTTGATCATTTAACGCCTTAGAATACTCAGCCATGTAGTTAGTAGATGTTACATAGTCTGTCCACCAGTCTACACCTGTAATCATAGTCGGAATGATATTGTAGGCAGAGGCTTTACGATGCTCAATACGAACCCACTGCGCAAACTTATCATCCCACGGGTGTTGAGGCGGAATGATGATTTGAAGAGTTGGAAATCGAGTGCCTGAGAAGTTACCGTGAGTCTGTCCTTCTTCAATCTGTGCGTGTCCTACAACAAAAAGCTGTAGGTCATCACGGTCTGAGAAGAGATGGTCAGTGATAGCATCAACAGCCTGTTGTACAGAAGTGATAGGACGATTGAACATTCGCTTTAGTGAGACTTCAACTCCATCTTGCCAGAGTGAATATTCTCCATTTGAGATGCGAAGAAACTCAGCCTGAGGATAGATTGATTTCATCTCTCTCACAAACCACATATGCCAGTTGATAAATCGTTGACCTACTACAGGACAAATATTCCATCCTGGTTGACGGTGTTTATCAATTAGGTCAATTAACTCTTGTGGTATCTTTTCTTGATCTCGTAACTGTTGAATTGATTCATGAGATAGCTCAGCCAGTGGAGTTTCATGAGGTTTAAGCACGCCTTCAGGATACTCAATGTTGATATGTTTTGTCCACTCTTCACGACCAATAACTCGGTGAGGAGTAGCAGTTGATGCGATCACAGTTCCTAGTTCACTCATCAAATCAATACATTCACGAAGTTTACGGTTAGCTTCCGCATCGCTGGCAATTCCATGTACCTCATCCACTAAAAACACAAGATGTTTAGTAATTTTATGACGAATCTCAATTACAGCCTCAAGATGCTCCTTTAACTCATCTAACCACTTAATATGCTTATTAGTAGAATAGATGCGTTTTAGCGGTGTATCTGAGAGTAAATCTGGAGTCCAAGTGTGGTATGACCGTTTAAGAAAACAACATTCAAGATCAAGCTTATCAATTAAGTTGAGAGCAGAGTGTTTGTCTACCCAGTCTTCTTGTAGATTGTTAAGATTTGGAGAAATAAATAGACAGATTGCATTATCAGTTGCAGTTAGTTGACGAGCTGCCTTTGCTAAAAGAGTGGTTTTACCCCAACGAACAGGAGAGACTAGTAGGTTACGTCCTTTTGGAAAGATATAGGTACGTTCATCAGTAAAAATCTTAATCGGTCTTTGATCATCGATCATTTAAGTCTCCTGAGTTGCCAGTGCTTCTGCACATAGTTTATTATCTTCTGCTGCTTGTTCTTTTGTAGGAGGAGATACAAAATGTATTCCTCTCTGCACTCTATCAGTTTTATCCCATACAAACCACGCATAGTCTGTAGCGTCAGTGCCTTTACCTGTAAATGATGGACGTTTTGACATCACATAAAGAGCTGTAGGAGGTTGAGACTTCCACCAGTCGTGACGAGAGATAGAACCTAAATAATTAATACGCAACAACATAAAAGTTGTGTTAGCGATTGACACTGAACGGTCTATAAACTCTTGTGCAAGTGAAAAGGGAGGATTAGTAAATACTAAGTCTCGTTCGGTTGTATACTCTAAAAAGTCACGATCTTCTCTGATTTCACAGTAGTCTACATCTTCGATGTGAGTCTTTAACCATTCATAAATACGACCATCACCTCTACACGGTTCTAGTGCAGAAGTGAATTGTGTCCAATCAATATCAAGATTTTTGTAACACCAGGACGGTGTTGGGTAGAAGTCGGTAGCGTTAAGCCGCACACCCTGTTTTTGTCTGCTCATAAGTTTCCATTTCTTTTACAAATTGTTTGCCTTTTCTGGCACGATTTGAATAACCACAACCAGTAATGTACCCCCAAGGTGCTCTAGCAATATAAAGTGCTCGGTCGTTGATTGCTTTGTTGCCTGTGTCATTTGTCTTTGCTAAAAAAACTTCTGTATCTCGTTGTGATATGAGATTTATATTAGGTTGTTCAAGCAACCAATCAACCTCTTTATCGAACTGTGAACGAATAACAGGATGACCTAAGATTGACATTTGTTGGACAGATTGAATTTCGCCAGTATCATAATCATACAACACTAGTAGCATATTAGCAAGTTTAGACTCAATATAGTCTTTATCCCACACTTTGCAAATCTTAAAATCTTCTTTCATATTACCGTTACGAACAGCACAAGTTTTTAGTTCACCATCTTCAAAGTCAAGATGATGTGAACCAAGATTAAGTTCAAGAAACTTTTCAAGTGCGTGACCGAACTTACCTTTGTTTGCTACATTTTCATTTATTTCAATGGTCTGACCAACCATTGGGGTGAGAATTTCAAATGCTTGTTGAAGTTGCATATTCGCCTCTGATAAATTTCGATTATCAGTAATTATCTCATAAATTAAAGCATTAAGCAACTAGTCTTTAACTATCTCTACTCTCTGTAGTTTCAATAAGCTCTACCTCAAATCCATAGATATACACCTCAATCCAAGAGTGATAATATTCATGAATCTCTAACCATAACCAAGCATCTTCCATTTCTTCAAGTTCTTCCGCAAACTCTCGGTCAGCCTGAGTTTCTGCTGAATTTTGCTTCCAAGACTCCCAACCACCCCAACACTGATCGAATGTATGGTCTAGTTCCCAATCATCATATGCTGTGACCTCAAGCTGTGCGTACTCGTCTTCTTTGCTTAGTTCTACAATTTCTTTGTATTCCTCTTCTGAGCAGGTGATATAGTATTCGCCATAACGCCAGCCAGTAGTATATTGAACATAGTGCTGTAGTTCTTTATTATAGAACCCTTCAATCTCTTCAACTGATTTTTTGTATCTAGGTTTTACTTTAACAGTATATTGCATTATTCATCCTCTATCTTTATCCAATCATCACCAACCTGTTTATACTTCATGTCAGTGCTTATCTTTACAGGTTCTGACGGAGTGGGGTTTGGTACATCTTTATAAGAAACATCCCAATATATCTTCTCATCAATAGCATAACGACAACCATGAATGTAGTCTTGATCTTCTTCTGACAGATGTGCCCAATAGGGAGTAACACTTCTAATAAGTTCTAACACCTCATCTTCGTGCTCTAGGTGATAGTTAGACTCCATCCAATGCTGTAAGCGATCCATACGATCATTAATACGAGTCATGATAGTTTGTTTCAGTTTAGTTGTCATAACCATCCTATAATTTCGTCTGATAAGCACAAACGATTCCATTGATATCTTTTGAGGTGACCCCACTCATCACCACCAATAGCAATCTGAACACAATTAGTGGGTGTTAAATTCAAATGGTTGCACATATCTTGCTGTGCCTTATAATACTTCTTCGGAATGTAATCTGAAGAATAATGGTCTATGAATTGTGTGCCTATCCATTGACCTAAACGCGATACATATTTTGCGTCGTCATACAATGACAACCCGTCTTTAACCTTTGTAAATCTGCAACCAATTCTAAGATAGGCAACAGGAAAGGATTTTGATAGAGAAAATGCAACTTCCTCAATGCAAGAATAGGTTAAATCGAAGTTTATATCATAACAAGTACCAAACCAAGCACAATCAATAAAGACAGGTATATCAAGTTCGGTAGCTTTTATCAGTAATTTATTATAATGATGTTGATCACCAGTAGAAGAAAAAGGAAGAGAAATAATTAGAGCATCATTAAAAGTAAGAGTTCCAAGTTCAAGTGCATAATTAGGTCTAGTATGATAAGAGTACTCACCTGGTAATACTTTAATAGTTCTATTTCTATGTCTCATATAAAACTTATCAATAGCCTCAGTTACTCCTAATGTAAACTGTTGATAAGGAAATTGATCTAATCCAGTAACTTTGTTCAGATCTGAAGAATCAACCCAAGCACGATACTTATCACAGTATTCTAAATCTTCGTACAAGAGGCAATTTTTAAGACTAATTTGCGGTAAAAGATTTGATAAAAAATTTAAAGTATCAACATCAGGGATAGACCTACCTCCGCTAAATCTTAGACACTCGCTCATGAAAATTCTCTTTGAAGTCTACTGTTAAATTAATGTTAGAATTAGTTCTAATTGCTTTAGCAACCTGCTGTGCTAGTATAAGGTGATTTTCTTTACTTATATGATTAATTCGATCATCTCTCTCTTGCCACCATTTGTCAGGAGCAATATACTCATGTTTAGAGATATGAGCCATAGACTTTCCTGTAGAAAAAAGAAGATGAGACATATCGTCTATAACAAGTCTATCAAACCCTTGTATGACAAATCCTCTAGCATTAGCATCTTTTATACTTTGATTCATCAGGTGGTAGTTTGCTTTCAAGTTGAGAAACTCAACTCTAGGATTATAGTATTTTTCTAGCCAAAGAACAGCAAATTCTTTATCTTCTTGAGACAATCTATTAGTGCTTAAAATACGATGCTTCTGAGATATGCCAGGATACCGTTTAAAGAACCATTTTCGATCTAAGTCAGGTTCTGTGAAAAGTATAATATCATCTGGTTTCCAAAGATGTTTTGTTCTATCAATCTTTGAAAAACACCAATCAAAAGATACTCCTGTAAATGAGTAATTTTTTACTTTACACTTAAAGTGTTTTCTTACTATATTAGTCCATAAGTAAGAATCAATTCTTGAATTACTCCAACAAGTACCGTAGATATAAATCATTTTACAAGTTTATAACAAACTTTGCCTTTGATAGTGAAATAAGGAACAGTGTTGTCTGGTTCTCGACAGTCAATCTCAACCCAATCATATCCTTGAGCTATTTGTTCATTTTTAGTGGTAATAAAGTCAAGGTTTGTCCAAGCCCATAGAACTACTACAATACCGATTGCTTCCATTATGGTCCCTCATATCCTGTTACAGTGATTGTTATCTCTTTTTCAGTAAAGTATTTTTTCATCATCTCAAGCATATCATCATACTCAGCAACCTGCTTCATTTCTATCTCAATTGCTTCCATAATATCAGAGTGTTCTCCAATACCAACTGGATTTGCAAGATATACTTCAATATTTGCTACGTGCTTGTCGATATGACCTTGTGCGTGACTTATAAATGCTTTGATAAGTTTTTCTCTCATTTTATCTCTTTCTAAATTTCAAAGTGTATTGTTTACCCTCTGACCAAAAGGTAATTGTTGAGTGCGAGTAAACTGTTTGTTGTTCTTCGTTATAGCGAGTTTCAGTTCTACACTGAGGAGTTTTATTCCGTTCAGTGTTAAGTGCTCCACCAAGTATTGCGCCTAAAGCACCGCCGTTCTTTTCTCCAGGAACATTATTACCTATTGCCCCACCAATAATTGCTCCTGTAATAAAATTATCTAAATCTGACTTACCATTACCTTCTGTGCAGACTTCTACAGTATATGGTATACGATTAATCACATTTTTATAATGATCTTTAATTTCTTCTGCTGAAGCATATCCAGCTAGAAATGAGCAAGCCCAAATGCCTGCTATAGTTACTATAGTATTTTTCATTATTTCTCCTATTTAGAATGAGGAGGCATCTTAGCCTCAATGAACCATACATGCTGTCTAAGTCCAGGATGGTATTTTTTCATTCTAAGTTTCTTTGCATTTCTAAGTTGATTTAAGGTTTTAGCGTGTACAAAATGAAAAGATGCTGAATCCCTCTTCTCGCCTTCAGGTATCATTAAAACCTTATTATTTCTATTCTTTTTAACGGCCATTTAAACCTCTCAATTATATCTACGCCAAAAGGCATATCGTAAAAAAATGTTGTAGTTACTATAAATAGCTACATAACCTAACATACTAATTAGAAAATCAGGTGTAAAAACTAGTTTTAATCCTACCCATATTCCTAATGCACAAAAAGCAACAACTAACTGATCTCTTGTAGTCATATTGACTCCTAAAAAATGGCATCCCGTACGGGATTCGAACCCGTGTTGCCGCCGTGAAAGGGCGGTGTCCTAAACCACTAGACGAACGGGACATGGAGCGGGTACGGGGACTCGAACCCCGATCCTCAGCTTGGAAGGCTGTAATAATAGCCGTTATACTATACCCGCTTGGCAGGGGCGTAAGGAATTGAACCCTATCCCGCTGAGGTGGAATCAGCTGTGCTGCCGTAACACTTAGCCCCTATTGGTCTTCGTGGTCAATTACATAACCGATTGAGCGTAGCCATGCATTGAAGTGATACTGAATATCTACAGTAGAAAGTGTTAAACCTTCTGTATGGTCAAACTCAAAAGAGTATTCTGAGCTAGGCACAACATGAGTTGAAGTAGTAACATCCTGATCGTAGTCTGGACGAATATTAAAAGTAATAGTTCCTTTGAGTGACATTTATATCTCCGTTTGTTATTTTATTTATCTTACAAAAAATTTAAGCAAAAAGCAAGAAAGGAGCTGATTGCTCAACTCCTTTCAGTATTCTAAAAATTAAGAAATAATTAGAATGAAATTTTACCGCCAATAACGGTTTCAGTATGCTTCATACCATCATCAAAGTCATTCTTCATGTAAAGAGTAACCGGTCCGACAGGTTGCGAAAAATCAAGTTCATACTTCTGAATATTGAACTGACCTGAATCTGTTGCGGTGTCTTCCATAGTTGCGCCTAGTGTAGCAATACCATAGCCTAAAGAACCATAAAGTGTATTTACTTCTGATTCAAGGCTACGTTCTGCGCCTACTGTAGTAGTTACATCTGCTGCGAAAGATGAAAGTGGAAGTGCAGCAAAAGTAGCTGCTACGATTAATTTTTTCATTTAAATCTCCTTATTATGTAATGGAGGGCACAAGCCCTCCATTCGCTTATTGTTTTGAGATAATGTCGTTCTCTTCTTGTGTGTAAGGCCACATTATACCCAGATTCCTTTGTACTTCAGTTCTTTCATGCGGTTCTCCAAATCTACATGATCTGAAGCTTCTGAAAGATACTTTTCTATAGGATCTTGGGCAGAAAGTAGGTTTTTGAAAAATTTAAGCATTAATCAACAACCTTTTTGCTTCTTCTTGATAGCCCATACGAGCCATTTCTGAAGCTGCACGAGCGCGTCCGACACGCTCAAAGAAGGTAATAGTCTTATTAAAAATTGCACTCATTGTTGCGTACTCCTTATATGTTTTATGGGATTATCTCCCTTTTTCATTAGGTGATACGCAAAATCAGCATCTTTTTTAAACTCAACCTGACACCATCTGTACATACGTTCATCATCAATGTCTCCAAAGAAGATTCTATATATGTTTTTTAACATTGCGTTTCTCCCTTATATAGTTATATAAGAGACGCTATCTTATTTAATAGTAATCATTTTCGGTTTGTTGGCTTCAGGCACAATTACCTCTAAGTCAACAGACAAAATACCATCAACAAGATCAGCTCCAACGACTTCTGTATACTCGCTGAGTCTGTATGATTTTGAGAACTTTCGAGTGCTTAGTCCACGATGGATGTATTGCTCCTCTGGTCTGCGTTGACCTCGTTCACCTTTGACAGTGAGCACATGATCTTTGATTTCAATAGATAAATCATCTCTCTTGAAACCAGCAACTGCTAGTTCAACCGTATAGGTTTTTTCACCTGTTTTAATCACATTGTGAGGAGGGTATCCGTCGTTTGCATGAGCACGGATTTTTTGTAGTTCATCAAAAATATGGTCGAAGCCCAAAAATGCGCTTCTTGGATAAGCGAATGATCCAGTCATCATTTTCTCCTTTTAATTAAGCAAGATATGTAATAGACCTCTTTCGAGCATCTATGAGTGAATTATATGATGTTTTTTAAGAGAAGTCAAGAATAAATTGTAAGAGATCTGCTTGAACTCCTTTAAAACTTTATTCTTATTGTACTCAAGTATATCCTCTTTTTCCTTATAAATAGCTATTAAATCGTCTAAAGTTGTTTCTTTAAGAAAACTGCAATAGTATTTAATTTTATAATCAAAAGAATAATCAGCTATTCTAGGTTCAAAATCAAATCCATAATTCTTTAATCCATAAACATTAGTTAAATATTTATAAGTTAAAGGACTGCCTATTAACATAGTAATTTGCTTGCTAACTATAGATTTGCATAGCTTTTCAGTACAAAAAACGTGGTCTGCATTAATAGAAGTTTCAGTTACTATATTAACTGGGGCATAATAGTTGTACGGAGTTGTCTTTAATTGATTATTTAGCTGATTTTGCATCTTTATAGATACATCATTTTTCAAAATCATCGGGAATAAAGACTTAAAATCATTAGAATAAGATTTATTTTTATCTAGCCTACCTGAAACGTACCCATCTTTATATAAATCTTTTTTATATAAATATTTTAGTAACTCAATTCTGTGAGTGTGAGGTCTACCATTATACGATAAAAATTTCTTTTTATGCTTTCTAGGATAAACACGATTAGTACTGAAGTCTGAATAAAAATGAAAAAAGTGATCAAAAGGTAAAGTTTTAAAATAAGGGTTTTTATAAGGGCATGAAACAACATAACACTTATCTAAATGACCTTTAAAAATACTATATACTTCATCCCATTTATTAAGATAATCAGGAGGATCTAAAAAATCCAACATAAAAATATAATCATAAGATGAGAAATCAGTATCATAAAGAACTTGATTAGATTCGGTATACCAAAAAGTAAGTGAGAATATAAAACTATTGTCAACGTACTTGTTTAAATAGTTAAAAAATATTGTTTCTGTCTCGCACAAGTAACTATTAACATACTCACCACGAAAACCTCTTAGTTCTTTAGGATAAATATTCATTACTCTGATCTATAGAAAATATGATTATCAATAGTAACTGTATGTGTCATGGTATCAGCCCAAAGTGGATAAACATAATCAGCATGGTAGAAGTTTGACCCAAAGGTGTTATCAGGGGTATAACCGAAATAGATACGAACAGCTAAACGCTTTATGCGCTCGTATAGCTCTTTGTCTTGAAAAGGAATATCATCTGGTTTACCGTCGCAATACCAAGAGAACTGACACTTATTTCTAAGAGGTACTTCACGTTGATGATGCTCAAACCACCATTTTGATAGTTTTGCCTGATATACTACATCACAGTAATTATTAGGAAAATGCTTATCATGTACTCTATTTCTAGTAACAGAGCCTACAGCTATCATACCTTCCTTAGATTGATTTCTAGCCTCCCAATAGATATTAGTAGCTAGGCAAGTAATCTCCTGAGGGACGACTGCCGCGAAGGATGTCTGACTCAACACAGTCAGAACCATACTGAATTTCAATAATAGAAAGTAGTTCTTCAGTTTCATTAACAAGCTGATGCCATTTCTTTACTGGTATATCAAAAGTTTGGTTTTCCCTCTTAGTAGTTTTAAATACCTCTTCTCCGTCATCATCAGACGAATAGTAAATTGTAGCAGTTCCTTGCCTAATAAACCAGATTTCATTTCTCTTTTCGTGTGATTGCCAAGACAATTCACTCTTCGGATTTACGACTAACTCCTTAACTTTTACAGTTTGGTAGTCAGCAAGAACTTTCCATAAACCCCAATCACGTTTTGTTAATTGCCAAGTCCATTGTGCAAGTATATCTGAAGACGAGTTAATTTTGGTATCACCGCCTAGTGTGTCGTCTATTTGAATATCATTCTGCTTACAATATTCTAATTCAGGAAAGTTGCCTCCTGCTCGGTCACCACCATTACCAAAAGATACATTTGTATGGGTTGAAATAGCATATTCTAACACATCGCAGCAAGTATTGTCATCATCATTAAATCCTACAACCTCATCAACCCATTTAATTGATTGAAGAACTGATTTACGAACATCGTATGACATAAAGGCACGACCCTTCTTACGAGTCAACCAATCATCAGAATTAAGTCCTACAATCACATGGTCATATTTCTCAGCTGCTTCACGAAACATACTAATATGTCCATCATGTACAGGATCAAACCCACCTGATAATACAATTACTTCCATTATACCAACCTATTAATAATTTTTGCGGTGTCATCGTACACCTCACCTGGTTGGGAACCGTTACGTTCCCATGCTTTAAATATCTTCATGTGCTTACAAGAACGAGTCCTAGCAGGACAAAAACATCTGCTACCAGTGATACTGTAAACATCAATGGGATAACTCGATTCTTCAAACTTTGCCACTTCGAATCCATACTTTGCTCTCCTTACTAGATATTCTGCCATAAATTTCTCCATAATTTTATCTATCATACTAAATTATAGACGAGTTGGCAAGATAAGAATGTAAATAAGATGCAAACCAACGTTGAGCGTTTTCGTCATAGTGTGAATGTAAGCTGTATTCAGATATTTTCTGACCATTGTTTTTAAGTAAAACAGTATATGATTGAGTTACGTCAGTAAAATATGGAAAAGTTTTAGAATGAATTAAACCTTTATACCCTTCTAACTCTTTGTGTGCAGGAGTCAAATTCACATAACTTGCTGACCAAAAAAGAAATTTAATCTTATGAAGTAAGAAAAAGTTTTGTAAAAGAATTATATCATGTAAATAATCTAATCTAGGCTTTATAGCTTCAGATGTTGCAACCCAAGACTTATAATAGGTATAAAGTCTTTTAGAAAAAGTTCTTTTATAAGATTCATCATTACCTACGATTAAAGGTAACCATTCATCATCATAAAATAAGAGTTGCTCTTCATCTGATCCATCAGATAGCTTTCTTAATTCAGTTCTATGAGCTCCAGGCCAATTAATAATAAAAAAGTGGTCTGATAAGTTTTTTCTTTTAGAAAACTGATCAATTACATATCTCATTGTAGTTCTTACAACTCTATGACCAGAAGCTCCAGAATCAGATAAGTTTAGGTGTGTGTATCCCAGTAATTCAGATAAATACTTAGGCCATGCTTTTTCATAACATCTACGTTGACTGATGTATTCTAACTCAGCTCCTGCAGTATGAGAACAACCATTAGCTACCAGAATCATAGTATTTCCTATACTGAGGAAAAGTTTCAAAGAAATCAGTTCCACGATATGAATCTAGCAAGAGATTATATTCACACATATCTTTACCTAAAGTTACTTTATCTCTATCTATATAATCATTAAAAACTTGGCGTAGTCTAGGATACGGCTCATAAAGCTTTTTTAATTCATCTTTGTCTTCTCTATATAAGTGTTGGGGGTTTAGAAAATCTGGTAAAAAGCAAGGGGAGTATATAGGCTTAACACCAAACTTATCACATATTTTTTCAATATAGGGTAAAGTCCATACGCTATAAATATTAACGACACAGTTAATCCTATTAATATAGCTGTGTGCTTTTATAAAATTTTTCATAAATATATCACGTTTAAAACCAGTCCTAGAGTACTCAACTGCGTCACCCCAGCCATCACAACTAGCCTCAATTAATACTTGATAAAACTTTGACCAAAGAGACATGAGATCAATGTTTTTATAAGTTAAATTTGAAAGATTAGTTGAATACCCTAGAATCAAATTATTTGCACCGTTTTCTAACAAATAGGTTAAAAGTTTATAATGAGCGTCAGTTATTAATGGCTCTCCGCCTGAAATATTTAAAAATTTAAGTTGATTTGCTTTTGCAAGTTTTACTATAAAAGGTAAAAGATTAGGATCATAGTCAAAAACGTCTTTCTGAGTAGAATAATCATGTATAAAGTAATTATGTTTTCTATTTTCAATTTCCCAAGCAGACGAGAATTTAGGATTACACATTCTACATTTAAAGTTACAGACATTGTTCAGCCTGATATGCATCTGATGTATGCCGTCAGTTTTATTATCTATTCTATGTGTTTTAAGATTTACTTTCTCTGCATCCCAGCAGTATTCACAACTATCAGGTTTTTGATTGTTTAAAAACTGTTCTTTTAATATTCTTAAACTATCACCATAAAAATAATCTTTTATACCATTACCCATAAAAAATCTATTTGAAGGCATAACACAACAAGGAGTAACGTTACCGTTCTCTTCTATATGCATCTCATTGAAAGGTCTAGAACAGTAATTAGATGCCATCAAAAACCTTTAAAAACATTTTTTTAAAGTCAATAGAGTTAAAAACTTTGTAATTATGAGTATAAACTGCCTCAAGTGATTCTACCTTCTCTTTTGCTTGTTTAAAATCTAAACAGCAAAACTTTACGAGTTCTTCAACCCCGTAATAAACTCTGTCTACGTAACTATCCATCAGATCATATTTTTCATCAAAAAGACCTTCAAAAGATTTAAAACCATAATACTTATTTAGATAAGCAATAGAGCCTTTATTACCATTTAAGATAAAAGGCCTCCCATATAAATAATTACCCCAAGTTTTTTCTGTTAAAAATATCTCTACATCATTAGAAGTAGTTTCATTAACATAGTTAACAAGACACTCACTAATTACTTGTTGGTGATCAGATATTGTGCCTATAAATTTATCTGAGACTTCTGATCCAAAAGAGGACCCCCTAAATGTTCTAAATTTAAGTAATTCAGATAAACTAATACCAAATTTTTCTAGATCATCTCTATGAGCATCTAAATAATTTTCTAAATCCAAGTAATCATCATTAAATCCATGCTGAGTAATTACAGAGTCTACAGCAGTATTATTCTTAATTAAATAAGTAGCTATAAGTCTATGAGCTTTTTGAACTCTAGATGCTGATAAAAAATACTTATCACAATCATCAAAACTTATTCGTTGCTGATTTTTAACCTCGTAAAGTAAACTGTGCTTATATATGCTAGAGTCATTGTGTTTAATAAAATAGTCTTTAGAGATATTAAATGTACTATTTTTTTTAAACTTTTCATATAAACGAAGAATATTAAACTCAAGAGTAGCATGAATTAGACTATCTAAAAAAAGAAGATTAAAAAGACAATGCTTTTTAAATTTGAAATCTACAGGATTCATGGAAAGCCAAAATACTCTTCCATGTAAATCATTTTTAATTATTATTTCATTTAATTCTTCTCTAAACTCAGATAAAGAATATATTATTCTATGGGTTAAAATTAGTTTTTTAGACTTATTTTTAGATAAAAAACTCCAATCTATCTCTTGTAGATTTAGTTTTATGTCTGCACCTTTTGGTAATTCAATTTCACATAAATAAGAATCTTCGTCAAAGGAAAAAGGCAACCCAAGAGACCAGCAATAGTCGGAAAGAGTCGTTGCCTTTTTTTGAGTAACCAGGTATTTTTTATGAAAAGAGTCAGGGGTTAAATTATGAATCTTTAGCACTAGCGGCTCTATTCATCCATGCAAATTGATCTAGCTTCTCAATCTGCCTTTTAGCTTCTTTATAATAATCACCTAACTCTTTTTGATCCTCAAGGAAGGGGTTTAAGTGTATATTACGAAGTCTACGATAAAAGTTTTTAAAAGCAGGACCGTGAGGAGTACATCTATAGTTGTTTAATCTATAAGAATAGTACTGAAGTGCATGAGCGATTTCGTGAAGGATTACCATCTCTAGTCTATGCCAGCGGTTACGAGAGTAGATGCCCCCAATCTCAGGATCATTATCAAAAGACTTGTATTCTTGAGAGTAATATATATCTCCTTGTGGTTTTACAAGATGGTGCATAGCGATATTAATACCAGGCCCATCAGCGTAGAATCCACCACGCGAACATCTACGTTTCGGACTCCAATCAAGTTTAATCATAGCTAGTTTAAACTCAGTGTACACTTCTTCTTGACACTGCTTTTCGACACGACGAATAAAATCATTAGCATATTTATTTATTTCTACTTGATCAATCAGTTTTGTCATTTTCTAACACCCATATTAGTTCTTGAATTACTCTTGAATACCACATTTTGTCATAATCATCTCTAGCTAGCTCTCTATCTTCAGAGAGTTGCTCAATACGAATCTCAATATACTCTCTCATTGTTTTGCTTTTACCACGTTTCATCTCATATAATCCGAAAATTTACCTATATCTTTATAGACTTTACTAGATATTTGAAAAGACGAGATCTCAAGTTTTAAATCAACATCCCACTCTTCTCTTGTTTCAAATCTATGTTTATTTTTTTCATACTTAAAAGCGTAGTCCCACCAAAATCTATACTTATCTTCTATATACCAACTTAAATACTCATCTGGTCTTTTTCCTTTGAGTAATTTCATAAAAAAGTCTTTATTAAAAGTATTAGTATTCCAGATACAACCTACAGTAGGGTCAATCAGTATTTTACGTTTTGGACAAGCGACAACACAGTGACCAGTTATATGAACCATATAAGGATTTAATTTCCAATGCCAAACTAGCATTAAAGAATTTTTTACACAGTCATGGTGTAACATATTTTGGTATATATAAAACTCTTCAAGTTCTTCTTTTACCTGTTGCAGCGTCATTTGCTTCCTTAGAAGATAGAACTACTAATCCCCCTTTATTATAGGCCTGTCCTATAGTGTATTTTGCAGTAACAGCGTCTCGCTCCTCTTGAGTAAGTTGTTTGCGATAAACAATCTTACCGACAAAGTCGGATGTATCTGCTACACGTTCAGTCTTATATGAGGGAATAATAGTACTAGCTTTGTGTTTTTTAGCTAGTTGTTCAGGATGAACACCGCGTTTACGTAACCAACGGTCATGATCTTCTTGCATTGTATGTTTAGACGGTCTATAGCGTTTCATATAATTCTCCTAATTTTTTATATATTAACAAAAATATTAGAATTATGCAAATTACAATGCGTATTATCTAGTCTTACCGTAGTATACACAATTATTGTTACCTTTATAAGTTCTCCAAGGGTCAAATACTTTTACGTCGTCAGGTACAGGGTCGCCTTCATGAATGATAACAAAAACTTCAGGTTTACTATCAACAACGACCCCACCAAGGGCGTTTATATAATACTGTACTAACAAGCTATAAGACCCATCAGTAATCTGAGTACTAGGCTTATAATAATCACTGCTAAATTGAATACGTCTTCCATGTTCTAAAATAGCTTTAGCAAGATTTTTAGCCTGCATATCTCTAGAGAAGTTTATTGCATCAAATAAATCATAACCTAAATCTAATTTTTGTGCTAAATATCTCAAAGCTATATTGTCACGAGGATGACAAGAACCTCCATCTCCTAAACCAGCTTTCATATATTTTGAACTAGTAATTCTTTTAGAGCTATTAGCAATAGCTTGAGTAATTATATCAGTGTCTGAATGATTAATTTTTTGAGCAACATCTTGAATCATATTTACCAGACTCAGCTTTGTAGATAAAAATGTGTTATAGAAGATTTTAATACATTCTGCCTCTTCCCAAGTTCCTGTTACAAACCTATAGCCCTCGTTACAAATAGAATTGTAAAACTTTTGTAATTTAACAATATCATCGTATCCCTTGTTATTACCGTCTACAGTACCGACAATAATCATTTCAGGATCTAGTAAATCTTGCTTAACAGTTGACATAGCAATTAAGTAGGGGTTATATACTAATCTGGCATTTTTAACTTTTGGATGTATGTGTTGACGAATTGTTCCTGGTAAAACAGTTGAAATTATAACTAGCAACTGCTTATCTGTCATAAAGCTATCAGCTTGTTCAACAGCTTTTATTAAAGTTTCATACATAAAGTCTTTTGCTTCAAGATTGTGAGTAGGTTTACTACCGTCATAGCCTTCTTGATGTGGTGTAGGTACAGCAATAAATACTATATCTTTGTGCGAAACTACTTCTTCTATTGTACTAACTATATTAATATCTGAGTTATCTCTATCTTCAACATCATAACCCTCTAACTTATGTCCCATTTCTACAAATAACTGAGCACTTGGTAAACCTAATTTACCTAAACCAATAAATCCTATATTCATATAGTTAACTCCGTGTATCCTTCAAGAGGTTGAAGATACTTTCCATCAATATCAGGTTTCATCATAGCAGCACATATATTTCTAGCCCAAACTACATTATCAAGTTCGTAGTCACAAAATACTGCAACTCTATTACCTGAAGGAGGATTTGTATGATACATATCAGGATCATCAATTTGATAATAAACTAGCGCATCACCAACAATATAGTCAAATAGTTTATAATCTATATTAAATTGTTTATTAGGTTGAGCGAATAGAGCAGCTATATAAAACTCAGTGGGAGTTTGATCATTGCGACTGTAGACCCATTCATGAAAGTTATAAAGATGCCAAATAGCTTCCAGTAACTCAGAGTCTCCTAACCTATCAATATCACCCATACGAAGTTGAGCTTCGATGATATAGTCACCAATAACTTCAATATTAAGACAGCCCGTATAGCCATCCATATACTCTTCTACCCATGGTTCTATAAGTTCTAATAACTCATCGTCAGTTTCATCGTCATTGAGAGACCAAAAATCAAAAGCACCAAACTGTAGCTTCTCACCTCTAAACGAAAACATTTCCATAATTTGACCGTCTAGTAGTATAAGGTCTATTGAATGATGTTCACCAAAATGATAAGGAGACCAAAAACATCCTGGATCAGTTATAGCACGGTAGTCATCCATGTTATGACAAACACGAGCATTGATACTTCCTCCCATTAAGTTAAATACAGGTTTAACTACCACAGGAAATTCAGTAGGCTCAGTAGGTACAAGACCACAAGACAGTCCTTGTGATTCTGCTACTTCAAACTTGTTATAAACCCATCGATGCCAGCGATAATGTTGCCAAGCTACTTCATCGGTAGTCGGAATTAGAACTCCGTCTTGTTTTACATGCTCACCATAAATATGTGGCATTTTTTCTACTGGATTATAACTAGACCAAGTCATTAGTGTTGTACCTCCGGTGACCAAAATGTAGTACGTCCATCGTTCAGTTTTAATCGTTGAACAGGATTACCATAAATATCTTCTTTTTGATTGTAAACCATCACACGAGATTGTCTAGCCTCAAGCATCTCTTTAGGACTAGAAGCAAACCTAGTATATTTGCCGTGATTGTTATGTAGGTCTGAATAGTTACGAATAGTCGCTCCTCCACTTTCATAAGAAGCAGTTAGTATTTTACAGATAGCATAGTAAAGTTTCTCAAGTTCTTCATCTGAAAAAGACTCCATCAGTCTACGAGGATCTAGCCCTGCTAAGAAGAGGGATTCTGATTTATAGATGTTGCCAACTCCAGAAATCTGACCTTGATCCATCAACCACTTAACCACTGTCCATTTAGGCTTACGTCTAGCAATATGAATAAATTCGCTAAGAGTACAAGGATTATTAAGCATATCAGGTCCAATAGAGTTAAGCTTTCTTTGATGATCCTTTTCTTCAAAAACAAACTTAACAGTACCAAAATTACGCATATCGTTGTAGTAGATAGCAGAGTCATCATCAAAATAAAAAGCAATCCTTGTATGTTTTGAAGGTTGTAGCTTAAAGTTACCAGACATACCAAGAGTAGTATACATATAACAAATAGGCAGTAAGTCACCAAACTCCCACCAGATAAATTTACCTTTATTGTATACACCCTTAACAGGTAAGTGCATTTCTTCTAATGCTATATAAAAATCAGCAAAACCAGTAGGTAACTTCTTAGTGTACCTACCAGAGATAAAGTTTATATTTACTAAAGACTTACCGCGAACAGCCCGATCAACTTGTCGGGCTGTGCGTGTACATTCTGGACCTTCAGGCATTATCGCATCTTCAAAGACATTTGACGAGGATAACCCCAGTATTCTACAGCTGGGATACGAATCATACGTTCTTTAGTATTCTTTTTGTCTGGATTAGGAACTGTTAGCACAACGTTTTTGCCTGCACGCCAAGCAGCAATCTGATTGCGGATTCTCTCATCAGAAGATAAGTAAGCTAAACGGATAGATTTAAGTAGGTTTTTATTAACACAACGGCGTTCACCTTTAGAGACCTGATGTGCTCTTGATTTTTTCTTGCCCATAATTTGCTCCTTTGTTTTTATGATAAGTAATAATAACTAAAAACAAAGTGTAAAGCAACTAAAGGCTTACATAGGCTGCTGATATGGTAGAATTATTTTTCATTTCAAGGAAGGTAGATACAAAATCTTGAGGCTCAAACATATGCTCACATTTTGGACACTCAACAACATCAAGAGGTTCAATTTTCCCATTAGAAAACCAAACCTCTTCTTGATTATTACATACTGGACAGGAAGTCCTAGCTCTGTAGACTGACATTTTTTATTTTCTTAAAGTATAAATCCATAGAGTGGTCTCTAGCTCCGTCAAACCATTCACGTTTTTGCCAAGCTCTAAAACGACCGCGCCATTGATCTTTAATTCGTTGCCAAGGAGTCATTTTGCGTATATTACCATAGTGGTTAATATAACATAGTTCACCATAGTGACGATAACCCATAAGAGCTAAAGGCACTTTAGTTACAATATCATTATTATTAACAAACCGATAAAGTTTAATTTTATCAGCTTTCATTTCCTTAACAAAAGAACGAGAACCTACACGGGGAGACCCAAAGGTATATGCTTCTTCAGCATCAATGCGGCTTGCCATAAGAGTAGCTAAAGCCCCACCCAATGAGTGACCTGTGCAGATTACTTTTTCAACTTTTGACATATCAAAACGCTGAATCTGCTCCATCATTTTATCATAGACTCTATCAAGAGCTTGTGCAAATCCAAAATGAACCAGTCCTTTTTCACGGCTACGTTTTGGCCATGCTTTAAGATCTGAAAGAACGTCAGTTAATTGATCAGGCTCAGTACCTCTAAAACAGATAACAACTTCTTTTTCTGTTTTTATAATAAAAGCTTGAGTACCGTCTTTATCAAACCAAAACCAGTCTTTAAATCCCATCCCTAAAAGTTTAGTGTTGATCGTTTCATAATCTTCATAAATTAATTTAGAAAGAAACGCCATACGAGTTGCTGTTTTTAACATAATTAATGCTCTTTTCAATATATTTATCCACAATACTATCATGGATAGTATCAAAGTGGTTAAACAAATGATATGCATTTTTCTTAGCATTGTCAAAAACTGAATTTATGGGGTAATCAAAAAAGGAATCTGCTACAGAGAGCATCTTGAGCGTACGTTGTTCATAGGTAGGTAATAAATCATAAGAATCATCTGGTCCAAAATCAGTGAACCCATAATACTTTTTTAGAGTATATAAAGCCTTATAATTACCTGCTAAAAACAAGGGAGTTTCAGATGCAACACATTTATTAAACTTCTCAGTCAAAAATATATGATTGTTTGAGGGAGAGGTCTCACAGATAATCTCAAAAGAAGAATATAGTTGTTTTTCATCAATTTGTTGAGCTAAATTTTGCATATAAACAATATCTGTATCTAAAACTAGAGAGTGTATCTCATGTAATGGATTAATATCATGATAACTTACTAGACCGCGATTAGATATAGCAAAAGAATTTAAAAGGTTAAAATATAACTCTCTATGGGGATGAGGTTTTCTATTGAAGGATACAAAAAAATTATCTAAAGACTCTTTTTCTTTATAAGATTGAGGTCTATGACGAAGCCAAGCTAAGTAAGGAATAACAACAGGAAACTCTTTATTAGGAGGTCCTACAAATATAACAGGCTTATTGAGCTTTTTAATCCAAGATAGTTTATCTTTTAAAAAATAATAAGGAGGATCAGCGACGTCCACAGCTATAATATAGTCTGATTCTATATCATATATTGAGTTATCATATTGATTAAACCAAGTAAAATCAACAATAGAGAAATCACCTTTAAAACGTTGTGAAATGAACTTAACTACTTTTTGTGTAATTAAATTCATTTCACATGGAAATATCTGATTTGTAAAGTAGTTAAGTGATGGGTGTTCCATTAGCACGATAACTAGTAGGACTGATATTTGAATTTGATAATACTACATTACCGTCAGCGGGAGCAGACAGTCTTGAAACGATAGAAGGTACTGCGTTTGCTTCAAAACGTGCCTGAACATTAAAATCCTCTCTTGAAAGATTATAGGAACTGTTTTCTTCATAAGTAAGAATTGTAATATTACCATAATCACTTTCTGGTTTTCTTTGTATAAAAACTGTACTACCAACATAATCATTTGAATGTGAATTTATAACATCCATAATAGATAAAACTGCAAAATTTGAGTTAGTAAAAACGTTAGACATCTAGTCTCCAATCTAAATAAGATTTACCCCAAGTGAGGTAGTCTTCAATAATTTTTATATCATCTTCTGATCTGAGTATAATATCTTCTTGGGCAAAATGCAAGGAACAATTATTAGCAACAGCGCTTTCATAAATTTTACGTCTGTACTCCTCAAAATCAGGCAAAGCATATATACTAAGCATAACTATATTGTCTATAGTATTTGTTAAAGCCTGCAAATTAGGTAGATGATCTAAATACTCATTTTCTTGTGTATATTCATTAATTTTAATATTATTTTTAAGTAAATACTTATCAATGAAAGCTCTTTGAATTACCATAGGCATATGTTTTGTATATTTAGAGTTCCACCCTACGTAGGTAAGAAAGGACTCTGAAGAGTTTATACTGCTACTTTTAGGTTTTTTCCAGTCATACAGGTGTCTGAAATATTGGCCAGGGTATTTACGACCATAGTTTTCACCTTTTATCATACAACGAAGATCCATACTAACTCTAGTAATGTCTGTCTCATTATTTATATTACCATGCATCATTTCTTGGTTAAAAAGCCATGACTGTCCAGGAACAAGTGTTACAGGTTTTGAATGACTATGAGCAAACTCTTGATACAATTCTTGATTCCATTTCTCTTTAATTATTCTTTTAGTCATCTGTCTACTAATATCAATATCACACATCCACATAGTGTTTGAATCATAAGCTTTAGTAAAAGGGGTCCAAATAGTACGTAAACCAGTGCCATTACCTACAAATACTCCTTGATGAGGTTGCAACAGTCTACCTGTTTTTTCTTGCTGAGGTATTACTACCCGTAATGTTCCGAATCTTTGAATTAAAAAATCCTTATCAATCAAAGGTTTAATATTTTCAACTAAAAAATCATCAAGTATAGCTTTAAATTCATCAGTTTCACAACCTGCTGAAACCCAAGTTTGTAAAGAAGAAATATCTTTTAGGGGAACAGTTTTATGAATTGTCTCAAGATCACTTACTTGAGGAAATCGCTTTTTAATTCGGGTAAGCGCCCATCTAGGAAAATTATATTTTTCTAAATTATAATTTAGAATATCTCCATTAAAATTTTTGTACATCGTAGTTCTCCAAAGAAATGTAATTTTGCATTTTATTTCCAAAAGCTAGTTTTAAATCAGTATTAAGTTTATACTCAACCAAAGAATAAGGATAAAGCCCAAGAGCATCCCAATCAACCATCTCCATACGATTATTACTAACAATAATATTAGACATCGACCAATCCATATGAGCAAAAGGTATAGTTTGTTTTATATTAGTAATGCAAAATTTTATGATTTTTTCAATAAAATCATGATCATGAATAATCTGATTAGCAGGTATACCTTTTATAAATTTCATATCAACAAACATATGACTATCATTTAATCCATAGTCTAATACATATCCCGGAAAAACTATATCCATTCTATCTGCCCACTTTTGTAGAGAAAAGATATCTTTAATTTCCCACTCTTTCCTATAGAAATCATCAAGTTTATAGACTCTTCGACGACCCTTAAAATTATTATACACCTAAAACCTCGTCTATTCGATTTTGTATTTTTTTACCTACATTAAACTCCCAATCATGGCTTAAAAAATGATTGTAGTTATAATCGCAAACCTCTTTAACAACGCCTAGTTTTTTATAGCAATCCTCTAAAGACATATTACATAGTTTTTTGACATTTTCAAACATTCCTATAATTCTATCATAAAAAATAGGCTCTCTATCATAAGACTCATCAAATAATAAATCATAAGTTTGGAAACCAAGCTTTTTAAACTGCTGTAATGTAAGATAACTACCATTCAATAAAAAGGGACTTTTGTTTAAAATAGGTTTTAAAGTTTTTTCAGTCATAAACAAGGAATCATTTATATCAGTTTCAGATACAATCTCAAAACACACTTTTGTACTTAAATCTTGGTGAAGAGATAGACTATAGGCAGAAGTTGACTTCTTTAAAGGCGGTTCTAATGAATGTTTCTTATATCCATATTCTAAAAATTTATCCGTTTCAAAATCACTTCTCACAGCAAGTTGTTTAATTTCAAGTAAATACTCGTCTTGAGTTTTATGAACCCCATTTTCTTCTAAACGTTGATGACTAACAATCCCTAAATCAAATAAACCCTCTTTATGCATTAAATAATTTAAAAATCTTCTACTCAAAGAATCTCTTCTGCTTAAGCTTAAGAAATATTTTTCAGGTTTTTTTGGTATTGAAAAAGATAAGGTAGCGGTGTTACCCCACTTTCCTATCTTACTTAAATAATCTTTTTGTAAATTATACCATAAATTGTTGTGATATATATGAAAATAGGTTTTTTCTCTTACAGAATAGGGAGCAACTTTAACATAATTAGGTTCATTATAAGACTTATAAAAAAATTGACTAGGAAGAGGGGATAATACTATTATACGATCTGTGCTAATATTGTTTTGATTAAATAAATCTAATAGAGGTTTACCAAAAGTAAGAAAAGCATCTTGAGTTAGAGGATCATTTGAATGATCAAAAACAAAAAAGGCATCATTATACTTAAAATCTTGTAAAAATTTTTCATTTGATATTGCGGATCTTAAGTCAAAAGTTAAAGAACTAAGATGCCAATAAATTTTACGAGAAAATTTATAGTCTCTTTCTTCTAGCCTACCCAAGAATAGATCGGAAATATATGTGGGAGTTATTTTTTCCATAGATCAATAGTGATATCTAAGCCTTCATCAAGTGAAGTTTCAGGCTTCCAACCTAGTATTGAAGTTACTTTATCATTAGTTGAAGATAAGTAAAAAATCTCACCTGGTCTATGTGGTCTAGTATTCCAATTTATCTTGCCAGTCCAGTCCAATTTTTGTGCTATCCAGTCTGCATAGTCACGCATTTTAATGGGATTATTTGGTCCAATTGTAAATCCTCCAAGTGTTCTAGCAGCTTCTACATTTTTAATAAGTTCTAAATACAGATTGATTAAATCATCAATAAATATAAAGTTACGATAAGGTTCAGCATAACCAAGATTAACTATGTCACTTTTAACCATTTGAGAAATAATTGACTCTGTAACAAAAAAAGCATTATCCCAGCGACCATAACAATTAGTTGTGCGTATAGCGCACCAGGGTAATCCATAAGCTCTTGCTGCGTATTCAAGATATTTTTCAACAGCAATCTTAGCTACTGCATAAGGTGCATTAGCATTTAGTGGAGTTGTCTCATCAAAAGCCCAAGCTTCTGGTGGACGAATATAGGTATAATCTCTTACTAAATCTGATACAGGCTGCCAACCATAAGTTTCCATAGTAGAGGCAAATAAAAATAATTGGAAGTCTTCAAGATCTTTACAAGCTTCAATTAGATTAACTGATCCTACATAATTAACTTCTGAAAAAGTAATTTGCTCATAAAAAGATGCTTCTACTTCAGTTCTTGCTGCAAGGTGAATTACTACATTAGGCTGAAACGCCAAAACCTCCTCTTGCACTTTATCATAGTCTCTTAAATCTGATTTAAGATGATAAACTTCGTGTTGAGAAAGTTTTGGCGTTAGATATTTACCAATGAACCCACTCCCCCCAGTGAGTAATATTTTCATTTTAACCTCGTTATTTTTTTGCTTTTTTCTTCTTCAGGATAGCTGCCTGAAGTGCTGGTGGTAATTTCTTTTGTGCTGGTGTAAGACCGTCTACTTTATTTTGCATTTTACCCATAGTCTTTTTGCCACCATTCATGGTTTTTCCATTTTTCTTATGCATAGCCATTAGCTTTTTCCTCTTCTTCCTAAGTCTATTTTCTTGCCCTTGTGTTTGCCAGATTTTCTAGCAATTAATCCACGGGCAACAAGTCTTGCTCTGTTTGTAGAGCCTATAGATTTACCTGCACGATGTTTTCGCAGTAGATCAGCATAGTTAATTTTTGGCTTTTTTCTTTTCATTCTATGTTGAACCTTAAATTATCATGGTCTGGATAGTTAACAATAACCTTACCCTCCGGACAATCATAATGTATATAAGCGACTAGTGTTGCTAAACCTTTTGCTACTTTATCACGATGTTCTTCATCAATAGTAATTTTATATGCAAATGTGTCTACTTTATCAGTTGCAGGTCCCATAAACTTTGTTATGCTTGGACTTGCAGGGTGTACTATTCGTTCACTATCTCTTATATCTAAAACAAAGTCTTCAACAGTGCAATCGTCTCTGTGTTTTTCTCTTGCAGCTGTTACCTTAAATTCACCATCAACTGGTCCATCTGTAATTTCAAAATATTCTGGCGCCCAAGTTAGAATAGGATCTTCAAATCCAAACTTATCGTATAGAGTATATCCACCGCCGATCAGAGCAAAGGTAGCAGTAACAACACCAATTCCTTTAGTGATAGTTTCTATATCAGGTACAATCATCTATAAGACCGAGTCTTCTTTGCTATTTTTTTTGGTTGTTTTACAAACTGCTTACCAGCTTTAGTGCCCTTACGCTTGGCACGATTTGTAGCAGCTTTTTCGCCAGAAGATAGAGCTGCCCAAGCTGCTTTTGGTAAATAGCGTCCACGTTTTTTACGAGGTTTTTTAGATTCTTTTTCATCAGAATAACCCCATTCTTGTCTAGTCCAATTCACAAGTGAACGTTGTGTAGGTTTAAGTGCCATTATTTTCTCTTTTTCGCAGTAATTCTTTTTTGAGCATTGATAAATTTACGATAAACTGCAGCAGCAGACTTCTTACCCATTTCTCTAGCTCTTTGTTCCATTGCTATTGCTGCTTGCGTTTTATGCGCATGACTTTTGCCAGAAGCTTTAATTTTAGCAACAGAAGCCACAGCGTCTTTAACTTTAGCAAAACCCAGCCCTTTAATAGTACCTTTAGGATTTTCATCTGTGTACAAATCAGAGTGCTTTTTAGAATTAGCTCTCTGTCCTTTCTTTCGTGGAATACGTGGTGCCATTACTTTTTATAACCGCCACCAGCACGTTTATACTCAGCTGCTAACAACTGAGCTTTACGAGCTGACCATTGACCAGGTGCTCCGCCTTTGCCTTCTCTCATAATCTTATTAAAAAGACGTTTACGAAGAGTAGGTTTAGTATAAACCTTAGCCTGATTTACAGTAGATTTTGTTTTCTTTTTACGAGGTGCCATTAGTAACTCCTTCTAACCATATTCTTAAAAGGAGTCTTTGCAGCACACCACTCTTCAGGGTGCATATTTCTTGGACGACGTCCAGCAGGTTTAGATACCATTCTACCCATTGGAGTATAAAAGGCACACCATTCCTGTTGAGGTCTTCGTTTGACGGAAGAACTCATGGTTTTCCAAGCACGTTCGCCTTTTGATGATTTAACTAATTTACGTACAGCCATAATACATATATTATACAAAATTAGTAAAAAGAGTCAAAATTATATTTTAAAAATTAAGCAACTCTCTTAAATTGGATGCTCTCATCTGCAAAGTCTTGCTCTTGTTTAATAAAATCGTAAAAACCTTGTACTGCAACCTCTTTATGCTTTGCTTCGATATCAAAGTCGGCATACTCAAGCATAGGAACATGATTAGCCATCAGATCTTCGTCCCAGTAAGTTTCTGAGTGTGCATTTGGTTTCATCCAGTAGGCTTCGTTGTCAGGGTGAAAAGACTGTGATTTGTGAAATAGAGGTCTTACGCCACGCCAAGATTTGACGGCTTCCTTGAAATAATCAGAGTTCGCTGTGATATGTACCACATCACGCACTTTGCGGTTGACTGTTTTTTCTCCGAGATAGACTTTTTCTGTCTCAACCATTCGATGGCAGGCATAGTGGTGGGTGTCCAGTGTGCAACGGATTGGGATAAGTTGCGCAAGTTCAAGTGTGTGTGCGATGTCATATCCATTGGGTTTATCTTCGTTCTCGACAGAGAGACATCCTTGTGCATAGTCTGAGAGATACGGGAAGTGTGTGGCAAATCGCTTAATACCATCAATGTGTTTTCCTCCATAGAGTCCTTGTAAGTGAATATTCATAGAAAAATCTTGAGCTGGTAAACCCATTAACTTACCGTACAAGGCATGATACTCTAGATCTTCAATAGATTTTTCTACAACGTCAGGCTTATTAGAAGCAAGAACAGTATATTGCCCAGGATGAACAGAAAGGCGAATTGAGTACTCTCGTGCCACTCGCCCTGCTTCTGCAAGTATCTCTGATATCTCTGGCATAATTTCTTCATACCAGTCTTTAGTGAAATCCAAAGTATAACATGGAAATAACTCAGAAGAAATTCTAAACGCTCTGAGGTTGTGTGGCTGATGTGCGAAGTAGTTCTGTAGAACATCAAGAAGTTTTCTACAGTTTGAGAGAGCTTTTTCTTGAACACGTTGTTTACCTCCATCTTTTAGTGCA